TAGACAAGTAAAACGTAACAAACTCAAAAAAGCCAAAAAAGCCCTAAAGAAAGACATCGCAACAAAGATGTCGCTTTTTGGTCACCTTGGCGATGAGTGTATGGTTTGTTCTAAACCTTTTGACAAGAAAGACAAAAAGCAAGTAATGTCTTGGTCTGTTGTTGTAAAGGAAAAAGAAAACCAAGTAAATTTATATTGCCCTGAGTGTTGGAATAATGCACGGGCTATTATTGATGATTTCAAAAAACGAGTGGAGGAAAGAAATGATCGTTGAATACGCTAGATTAAGAGAGGACGTTGTTCCGCCGACAAGAGGCAATCCAAGCGATGCTGGACTTGATGTTTATTTTAATCCAGAAGATGGGAACAGCATCTCTTTAACTCCTGGTCAAAGCGCCAGGTTCCAAACAGGCTTGCGCTTCGGTGTTCCGCATGGATACATGTTGCAGGTAATGAACAGATCTTCTGTAGCAGCCAAAAAAAACTTGATTGTTGGAGCACACGTTGTTGATTCAGGCTACGACGGTGAGGTGTTCATCGATATGCACAACATAGGAAGCACAACACAAACTATTGGACCACATGTTAAAATTGCTCAAGTGGTTCTTATACCGGTTATTCCCTTTCGAGCCTTAGAAACAAGCTCAGGAGATCTTTACAACTGGTATCCAATTACAATCTCGGAACGAGGAGATGGAGCCCTTGGGAGTACAGGCGAATGAGTAACTTAGTTCCACCCGGATCTTACACCACCCTTGCAGGTCATGACATGGGTTTTGGAGATGTAAATGAAGAAAGAGTCAACCACCCGCAACACTATAACGCTGGCAAAATCGAAGCGATCGATGCGATTGAAGATTGGAACCTTGGTTTTCACGACGGAAATGCGCTTAAATATATTGCGCGACATAAACATAAACAAAACCCTTGCGAGGATATTGAAAAGGCTATCTGGTATCTCCAAAGACACCTCGAAATCCTAAAGGCAAACAATGAAAAATAAATACCAACATAACGATGATGGAACAACCTTTATCTTTGTGGAAAGCAAGAGTAAACACTTCCCAGGTAAACACACAATCGTCATCGATACAGAAGACTGGGATAAGGCAAAAGAGCATAGGTGGCGACTTGGCGGTCGCGCAAGTCAACGATATCCTTACGCCGCTACCAACATTCCACATCCAGACGGAGGTTATCGTATAAACCGGACTGATGGATATCCAAGAAAGCGGACGACCACTTTAAAGCTCCATCATCTTATAATGGGGAAACCCCAAAGGGGAAAGGTTATTGACCACATAAACCATATTGGGCTGGATAACAGAAAAGACAACTTAAGGTTTGTGACCATATCCCAAAATAATCAGAACACGCGGTCCGCCAAAAACTCCTCCTCGCAATACAAAGGGGTTAGCTGGTGTAAGCAAGGGAACAAGTGGCGTGCACAGATTGAACACAAAAGAAAAAGTATCCACCTCGGCTATCACACCTGCGAGCAGGAAGCTGCCCTTGTTTATAATAAAAAAGCAATAGAACTATGGGGAGAACACGCCCTTTTAAACGAAGTAGAGATACAATGATTAGTGTTATGAAGCCCGCAAGTTGGGCAAGAGAGAACATAATGAAAGAAGCAGTATCATTTGACGATGTTCTAATGGTCCCTCAATACAGCGACATAGAAAGTCGCTCTGAGGTAAACATCAACAGTGACCTAGACGACAACATCACCCTCCATCTTCCAGTTATCTCCAGCCCTATGGACACTATTACCGAAGGCACGATGGCCAAAGAGATGAGCAAGGCAGGCGGTTTAGGAATTATCCACCGCTACAACTCAATCCAGGAGCAGTGCAAGATGATAACTGAAGCTGTTGAAGATTTGGTTGACCATCCTGCCGCAGCCATTGGAGTGACAGGAGATTATCTTGACCGAGCAGAGGCTTTGGTTATGAGCGGAGCAAAGATTCTTTGCGTGGATGTGGCTCACGGTCATCATTCTATGATGAAGAACGCACTCACAATGTTAAAGAAAACATTTAGTGACACAGTTCATATCATGGCAGGGAATGTAGGCACGCTAGAAGGTCTTAACGCTTTAGCCGAGTGGGGTGCTGATTCTGTCCGATGTGGAATTGGAGGAGGCTCTATCTGCTCTACTCGACTTGTATCAGGGCATGGAGTGCCTACCTTGCAGAATATTATTGACTGCGCGAGAACTCACCACGATGTAAAGATTATTGCTGACGGCGGTATTAAGAAAAGCGGAGATATTGTAAAAGCCCTTGCTGCTGGTGCTGACTTTGTAATGGTTGGCTCTATGTTCGCAGGGACAGACGAAACGCCAGGGCAAGTATTTACAAGCCAGTCAGGCAAGAAGTATAAAGTATACAGGGGCATGGCTTCAAAAGACGCTCAAACGGACTGGAGAGGCAAGTCTTCTACACCAGAAGGCATCTCAACCACAGTTGCTTATAAAGGATCAGCCAAGCAGGTCTTAAAAGATTTGGCAGGCGGCATCAGAAGCGGACTTTCTTATACAGGTGCAAGAAACCTTATGCAACTTCGCACCAAGGCTCAGTTTATTAAACAAACTAACGCTGGTCAACAAGAAAGTTTTACTCACATTCTAATGAGGAACAAATAGTGGGAAGAGCCAAGTATCCACCAGCACCTTCAGAGGACGAGCGTAAGAAGTTTATGTTCTATGATACGGAGAAGAACCAAATTGACCTTCGTATCCGCCTACAATACGATGGGATGAACCAATCCAACTTCTTCCGAGCTATGATTGCGGGATACCTAGCCAAAGATGAACACATTATGGCTTACATTGCCGAGTATAAAGAAAAATATGTTATTCACAACAAGAAGAAGCGAAAAGAAACAGAAAAGCTATTAGAAAAGGGGAGAGAACTTGAACAAGATTTTGCCCTTAACAAAGATGATATTGAGAACATCTTTGATATTTTAGAAAAGGAACACCCAGATTTATGAAAAAGAAATGTTTTGATATGTGCATTGATAACGAAGTGTCATGTCCAGTAAACGATTGTCGTTACTGGATAAACTATGAAGAAGATTTAAATTGTGCCATTGTCTGTGCAAACGAGAATGGACCTCTTTCCTTGAGAGAGATTTCAGACCGCATGGGCGTTAGCTTTGTAAGGATTAAACAAATACAAGACATCACAGTAGATAAGTTTGTAAAGCGACTTGCCCGAAAGGGAATCAAAGAGGAAGATGTTCGAGCCATCCTGTCAGCTCTTCGTAGCGGCGAGGAAGACCATTCGATAATGGAATAAAAAAGGCTTTTATCAATATTCTAGACTATTTAATAGAGATAAGTTTTATTTTCACCTCAAGGAGTCAAAAGAGATGAGCGACAAAAAAGTATTAAAAGAATCCACGATTCGTAAAATGATGAAGTTGGCTAACATTCCAGCCCTTTCCGAGAAGTTTATTCAAGAAAACTACTATTCTTACAATGAGCAGGAAGAAGTCGAAGCCGAAGAAGAAGTCGCCATGGTAGATATGCCGGCAGACGACATGCCAATTGACGATGTAGAGGTAGGTGCCGAGGTAGAAATCGAAGAACCTTCGGGGGACTTGCCCGAAGCCGAAGACCTTGTACAAGACCTTATGGGTGTTCTTGAGAAGCATTTTGAGGATGTCGATTTTAATGTTGAAGTCGAAGGCGGCGAAGAAGAAGCGCTCCCAGAACCCATCATGGACCCAGAACCCCCCGTAGACATCGATGTAGACGACGAGGTAGGCGATGTAGATATCGAGATTGACGAAGAAGAGCCTGTATTAGAGAGTGACCTTGAAGAAGAAGAGAGTGTCGGAGCAGGCATCGCGGACTTCGCCGGAATTACCGCCACCGGTGCCGAAGACAAAGCCACACGCTATGGCGGTCTCGAAGAAGAAGATTACGAAGGTGACGTAGAAGTAGACGCCGTAGAAGTAGTGGAAGACGACGCTCACAGCAAGCTCATCGATGCTATCGCAGCCAAGGTTGCGGAACGTCTTCTTGCTGAAGCAAAGAAAACAAACGAATAAATAATAATAAAAAGTTTGTTAAATAAGTTAAGCCGGGAAAAATCCCGGCTTTCTTTTTATGTTCTGGTGTTTATAATATAAATACAATATTGCGGAGGACTAATGGATTTTTGGACAGCATTGTTTTTATTCTTAGCAGGTGTCTTATCTCATAAGGTGGGAAGTTACCTTTTCTTTTACACAAAAAAGATTGTGTTTTTTAATGACTGCGCTTTCGCAGGACTTAGAATGTTTAAATTCGTCAGCGATAATATAGAAAAAGCCAACGAATTAAAATATGCTCAAATGAAAGAACAAGAAATCGATGAAGATGAAATTACAAAGGAGAGAGAAGCCGACCAGCAACTTCTAGATGTGTGGCACGATATTGCTATTGCTGGTATAAAGCATCTTTTGCCACCCAGCTTGAGATCTATGCTAAAATTTAACAACTGGGAAGAAGCAATGAGACTACTTATTAAAAGAGACTTGCGCCAAGGAAAATAAAATATGTCACTATCTAACCCTACGGAAAAAAAGAAGAAAACAAAAAAGAAAGAAGCGACTGAAGAAGAAGAAGCTCCGTTGCTGCCCGATTTTCCTATTGTTTTTAACATGGGACCTGAAGACGCGGAGCCAAAGGAAAAAATTAGAACCATTGGGCTTTACGGAACTATTAAAGAAGATATCTGTTCAGAAATTGTCTATTCTTTGATTGTTCTGGACAAAACAGGAAAGGTTGTTATACCCTCGGACCCTGAAAAGCCTCGCTCTAAAGAAAAGATTGAATATGATCCCATTGAGATGATTATCTCTTCTTATGGAGGCTCCGCCGCAGACATGTTCTCAGTGTATGATACAATGAGAGATGTTCGTGAGAGATGCGAGATTGAAACAATGGGGTTGGGGAAAGTAATGTCAGCCGCCGTTCTTCTTCTTGCCGCTGGAACAAAAGGCAAAAGAAAGATTGGACGTCACTGTAGGGTGATGATTCACGGTGTCATATCAGGACAGCACGGACACATTTCAGATCTTGAAAATGAAATGGAAGAAGCCAAATGGACGCAAGGTCAGTATATTAAAGCTCTCGCTAAAGAAACTAACATGGCGCAAAAATACATCAAAAAGTTAATTGATAAAAAAATGAATGTATATTTAACTGCACAAGAAGCGGTGGATTTAGGAATCGCTGATATTATCGTATGAGGTGTCTTATGAGTTGGTATAAACGTAATTACAACAAGCGTTCTGCAAAAAAGCACGGATGGGAGCCTTCTTGGTTTGGCGCAGCTGGCTTTGATAATGACTTGATTGAAAAAATAAAATCTTTTCAGAAGGAAAATGGACTTGATGACGACGGCTTGTGTGGTCCTATGACCTATCGACGTATATATACTTCACGCCAGGACCTCCAGATTCCTGATGAGGAGGTAGAGTCTATTGAAAATGCAAAGTTTATTATCTGCGACGGATTTAAAAGAAGAATTCAGTGGGACAAGGTTGAGACTTCTTGGATTAAAGATGGATGTTTTACAAAATATAAGCGCCAACGCAACCCTACGATGATTGTAACTCATTGGGACGCGGCACTCTCCGCTGCTTCTTGCAAGCGAATCCTAGAAAAAAGAAAAATCTCTACCCACTTTGTAATCGATAATGACGGAACAATACTTCAGTTGGTGGCCTTGGCCCACGCCGCATGGCACGCGGGCATTCGCTCAGTCAACCACGCATCCATCGGTATTGATTTTTCCAACGCTGTTTATACCAAGTATAATCTCACCTATCAACGCAGAGGTCACGGATTGCGCCCAGTCATTGATAATTGGCGCGTACACGGACGCAAGATTAAACCCTTCCTTGGGTATTACCCTGTACAGATAGAAGCCTACAAGGCACTATTAACTGCCCTTCACGAGCATTATGGGATAGAACTTAAATGCCCACTTAATGACGATGGCAACCTGTTGGATACCGTAGATAATTCAGCCCGCAAGGGCAAGTTTAAAGGCGTTGTTAATCATTACAACCTAACTAAAAAGAAGTGGGATGCTTCGGGATTAGAGTTAGATAGAATATTAAAAGAAATCACTTGAAATCTTTTAGAATGTGTTTATAATATAGAGTAACGCAACGAGGTATAAATGTCTAAACACTATCAGTCTGGTACAGGACTAAATGAGAAGATCCTTAACGGGGTCAACAAGCTTGCTGATAATGTAGCAAGCACACTTGGTCCAAAAGGACGCAATGTTATCTTACATAAAAAGGGTGGGTCGCCCATTGTTACAAAAGACGGTGTAACTGTCGCTAAGTTTATTGATCTTGATGATCCGTTTGAAAATGTCGGAGCACAAATTCTTAAACAAGCTGCACAAAACACCAACACTAATGCTGGAGACGGGACAACGACTTCAACAGTGCTGGCGAGGGAAATCCTTGTTCAGGCACAAAAGTATTTGGCTTCTGGCGTATCGCCGGTAGAGCTGAAGAGAGGTATGGATAAAGCAGTGACCGAGATTGTTAAAAATCTTGACGAGCTTTCCATTCCCGTCTCCAGCCTCCAAGACATTAAGCATATTGCTACTATCTCTGCTAATGGCGACGAAACTATTGGCGAGCTAGTATCAACTGCTATTGACTTGGTAGGTAAAGATGGTTCTATAACCATTGAAGAAAGCAAGTCTCTTACAACTACGTTAGACACAGTTGAAGGCTTTCGCTTTGATTCAGGTTATTTTTCCAAGTCTTTTGTAACAGACCAACGGCGGGGTGCTGTGGTTTATGATGACCCTCTTATCTTGGTCACAGACCACCGCATCGAACAACTAGAGGAAATCTTACCTATACTTGAAGTAGTGGCAAGAGAAAACAAGGCTCTAATCATTGTCGCTGAAGAAGTGGAAGGTCAAGCCCTTGCTGCGCTGATCATGAATACTGTGCGCGGCTCTATGAAAATCGCTGCTGTTAAGGCTCCTCGCTATGGTGAAGAGCGTCGGGGCATCCTTCAAGACCTCTGCATCTCTACTGGTGCTACTTTTATTTCTCGCTCAGGGGCTTTGGCTTTAACAGAAACAAAATTAGAACATCTTGGACGAGCAAAGAAGATTGATGTAATAAAAAATAATACTACCATTATTGATGGAGAATCTGATTGGGATGAAGTAGAAAAGCGCATCGCTTCTCTTAAAGAGGAAATCACCCAGACAGACGACATCCACGAGTGCGAACGCATCCAAGAACGTATCACTCGTCTAGCATCAGGTGTAGCCATTATCAAAGTAGGCGGCGCAACCGAGATTGAAATGATGGAGAAAAAGCATCGCGTTGAGGATGCTCTTGAAGCAGTCCGTTCAGCACAACAGGAAGGAACTGTTACAGGAGGAGGCACAGCCCTTGTCCGCGCAGCGCACAAACTAAAAGTAACAACCGACAACAGCGAACAAGCCATTGGGGTGGAGATTATCAAACAATCCCTTACAGGACCAATCAAACAAATGGCTTTAAACGCAGGTGAATCACCAGATTTAATCATCAACAGGATTCTTAAAACAAAGAACACAAGACAAGGTTGGGATTTTTCAACCGGCAAGATGGTTAATATGTATGAAGCAGGGATTATTGACCCTAAAAAAGTTACGAGAAATGCGATTGAAAACGCCACTTCAGTTTCTTCCACCCTACTTACAACGAGTTGTGCCATAGTGGAGGAATAACAATGGAAGACCACAAAGAAAAGTTAGCAGATTTAGAGAAGAAGTTCTTATTATTTGAACAAAAACTTTTAAGTGGTATTGACAATATTCAAGACAATCAAAAAGAAGCCGTCGCAGCTATTGTAGACATAAAAGAAGCTATCTTTGACCCTGACAAAGGTCTGTTTGCTAGAGTAAAAGATATTGAAAACTGGAAAGAAACATCCAGTAAGCTTCTGTGGATTATCACCACCTCGACAGTCGGGTTGGTTGTGGCGCAAATATTCAAAATGATGTGAGGTTAAAATGAGAACAAAAATAGAATATTCAGTTGATTTACAAGATGTACCGAAAGAGCTTCAAGAAAGATTCGAGAACTTGTCACAGAGTCTACATGAACTAGGAAATTACTTGCAAGCACTCAAGCACGATTTAGAATATGATAATATCTCTATTATTAGCGCTAGGATCGATAGAACTCGCCGCCGTTTGCTGCAAATTGACAATGGACTTGAGGATTGCGACAAGACTATTGGTAGCTATGGAGCCACAGTGCGTGAGATACAAAAACAACAAGTCGAAGCTGCTCAAGCAGCCCAAACAGCTCCGCTGCCTTCTACTCCTGATGAAGGTCTCAATGAATGAGAGAGTAAAGAGAGGAGACCTGGTTTGGGTTCCTTCCAACGTTAGAGCACATTCAGATTTTTCCAAATCCTTAATCACTAAAGTTCCAAGAAATTTCCTTGTAACCGAGGTGGGCAATAACTATATAAATGTCTTGATAGACGGAAAAGAATGGACAGTTAACAAACAGGATGTGTTTCCTTGTAAAGCGAGGCTCAATGAGCGACGAAAGTAAAGTCTTGTTCACTTTTGAAACATCAGTTATGGAAGATTTGTATGTGGACTGTGATGATCAACTCTCTATCTCGCAAGAGCTATTGAACGATTTTTTTGAAAAAGGGAGTTCTAATAAGATATTCTTATCCCTATTATGCGAAAGCTATTCTCTTAATTTTAAACTAAAAGAGCAAATAGAAAATTGGTTTGAAAATATGCCCATAACAAAAAAAGATGCAAAAGAACTTATTACTGTACCCCAACAAGAAGCTATGCTGATAGAAGCATCAATTTTCGCACGCGAACAGATCAAAAGTGATTTGCGTAAACATTTCCACATATCTAACCACTACAACTAACATGTTTAAAGAATACATCCTATACATTAAAGTAAACTGTCCTTACTGCGTCAAGGCTATTGCAGAGCTTTCCAGCCGGAAGATTCCTTACAAGGTTCTTACAGCCGACGTATGTCCGCCAAAGTTTATACAATCGCTCAAAGAAGCATATGACCATCCTTCTTTTCCTATGGTGTTCGGTGTAGATAGAGAAACAGGAACTTACACCTGGATTGGCGGATGCGATGATTTAGTTACTCACCTTGCCCATCCAAAAAAGTTTTAAAAAAATACTTTTTTCTCTTGACCGGGTAAAAATGGTGCTTATTTTTATGCAACCTCAGATGAGGTTTAATAAAGTTACAAGGAGAAAATAAAATGACTTTGATTAAACACGGAAACCCCATGAACTTAGATACGCTGCTTGACAGCTTTGTAGATAATCTTTTTAGCAGGGATATTGCACCCTACACAGTGAATCCTATCAAAAACAACTTCCCAAAGGTCTTTGTTGATGAAGGGGAGAAAGACTACACAATTAGTCTGGCAGCACCAGGCGTAAAGAAAGAAGATTTTGATCTTACGCTCGTAGGTACTACTTTAAAACTAACCTACAAGACAGAAAAAAAGACCAATAGGTTCTTTAATTATTCCGCCTTCAATAAAAGCTGGACCGTGCCTGACGGTACAGACTTAGAGAGCGTCTCTGCCTCTTATGAAGATGGAATTTTCGCCATTAACATTGTCAAGCCTGCAACAACTTTGCCAAAAGTTCAAAAAATCGCAGTAAAATAATGCTTTTAGTATAAAAAATGCATATTTATAGATGGATGTGCGAAAAAGATTACGCACTTGAGTAACACATCCATCTTTTTCATCCTGGAGTAGTTGAATGTCCAACACTGTTAAAGCTAAGTATCTGTCTTTCTTGACGATATTTATCTTGGGTACTTACTTCCTAATCCAGAATATCGTCTCGCATCAACACGAGCTTTTAACAGAGCTAGACAGTTTTATTCCCTTCATACCTGATTTTGTTTGGATTTATCACAGCTTGATACCCGTGATTGGTGCAACTATGTTCCTTTTGGTCAACAACCGAAGAAACTTTTTAAATACCTTTTGGGCGTGCTTGAGTGCTACGTTCATCATACATTTGATTTACGTGCTTATGCCGTCCTTTTATCCAAGACCAGATATAATTCCTACTGGATTGTCAGAACAACTCTTGGCTTTAACCTATGAGGTAGACAACGGCAGTAATACATTCCCCAGCGGACATGTCTGTTATTCTTGGATATTATTTTTGGGTGTGTTTTATTCTCAAGACGCAAAGAAAACGTTTGGGTTGAGATCATTATTTTTGCTATGGGCTATCGGTGTAACCTTATCTACTCTTACACTCAAGGTCCATTATGTAGTTGATGTTCTCGGCGGCTTGGCTTTGGCTTTTATTGCTTTCTATTCTATAAGGTATTTATTTAAGAAGATGAATACTTATAGTAATGAAACCACTATTACTAAATAACGATTTATTATCGCTACCTTGTGAAGAAGTTGAAATAGAAGAAGGCAATCAAATTGCTCAAGTTCTATTGGATTCGTTACCAGAGCATGGTGTCGGAATCGCTGCCAACCAAATTGGCATTCAAAAGAATGTCTGCTTGGTGAACGTAGATAAGCCTATCGTTTTTATAAATCCAAAGATTGTGAAAGCATACGGCAAGACGCATTTTGCTGAAGGCTGTCTTTCTTTCCCAGACGAGACAGTTCTTACAGAGAGGTTTACCTCTGTTACAGTTATAGCAGATAATCACGAAGAACCGCTTAACTTTAACGAAGAAAACCTGTTAGAATGTGTCTGCGTTCAACATGAAATTGACCATCTCAATGGCATCACTATGTTTGATAGGCAATATATCCCGTAAGGACTATTTATATAGATGAAACTTTTAATTGAAAATTGGCGCAAATACCTGAACGACTCGGAACAAAGCCCCTCTTCCATGCAAGAAGCCAAAAAACCAGGGCTGTGGGCTAATATCGCTGCTAAAGACGACAGGATTAAGGCAGGATCAGGAGAAAAGAAAGCCAAACCTGGCGACCCTGATTACCCTGAGACTTTAGACATTAAAGAAGAAACATTTTATGAAGTAGATGCCATTGACGAAAACGAAGAGTATTGCCCTGTGTGCAGAGAGACACAAGAGCTTGAAGAGAAGAAAAAAAAGAAGAAAAAGAAGAAGAAACCTTGCACGCCCACCAAAGGCAAAAGATTCGCCAAGAGAGTAGATGGTAAGTGCGTATCTCATGGGCAAGCAGGCAAAGCAAAAGACGGCAAGGACCGCATTCAACCAGGAACAGAAAAAGCCCACGGTTACTGTGCGCGTTCGGCTGGTATTAAGAAATGCAAGAACCCCCCTTGCGCCAACACCCTATCCCGAAAGAAATGGAAGTGTAAAGGTAAGCGCTCGGTAGTATAGGAAATCAAGTGCGCCACTAGTTATAGGTGTATGTTTCTTATTCAACGTCTAATATTTACCGCCCTTTCGCTATTCATTATCATGTCCTGCGGAACGACTGGATGGCAACCAACCGCCATTCACCACCCTGAATCAGATAGTATTCAGCAAACAGAGCCCAAGAAAGGCGAGTTTATTGTAATGTTATACAGCACTGACTGGTGCTACTGGTGCAAAGTAGCCAAGAAGTGGATGACAAAAGAAAAGATTAAGTTTGTCGAAAGAGATTATGACGACCCAGAAGAGAAAAAAAAACTAATGGATTACGCAAAGACAATCGGATACGCAGGCAACTTGGATGCTGTTCCTATTTTTGTCATTGGGACTAAGATAATCGTAGGGTATAATCCCAAGCAAGTTCTTTGTGAAATTGGTAGAACTAAATGCAAGACCAGTCTATTTTCTACCTGGCGAACGCCGTTAAAACAAGATTAATTTTCTTATTGAAGCAAATTATAATGTGATTATAATATTAAGTAAGCAAAGGAGATAAAATGCTTGCTGATGTCGTTATTGGTCTTCAACACGGAGACGAAGCAAAAGGAAAGGTGACCCACCACCTATGTAAGAGTGGAGAATATACACACGTATTAAGATACAATGGAGGATGCAATGCAGGTCATACAATTTATCACGAGGGAAGAAAATTTGTTACCCATCACATTCCTGCTGGCGTCTTTTATGGTATCAAATCTGTAATCGGCTCAGGGTGTGTAGTAAACAAAGAGCAGTTCTTTAAAGAGATTGGCGAGCTTGAAGAAGGCGGTGTCAATACAAAAGGACTTATCTTTATTGCCCAAAACACACATGTCATTACCGACGCTCACTTAGAAGAAGACGGTAAAGACACCAAGATTGGAACAACAAAGCGGGGCAACGGTCCTGCCTACCGAGACAAATACAGTCGAGATGGGCTACTAGCAAAAGACGACCCCGACTTAAAAGAATATACATTAAACTTATACGAAGAGTTTCATGAAAATGAAGAAGTTAAAATATTATGTGAAGGAGCCCAAGGGTTTGAGTTGGATATTGACTGGGGAGATTATCCTTTTGTTACTTCTAGTCATTGTACAACGGCTGGTGCTCTACTAAACGCAATCCCTCCCAGTTGGATTAGAAATGTCTGGGGTGTAGGTAAAATCTATGAGACTTATGTGGGTGCCAAGAAATTTGAGCCAGACCAGGAAGTATTTAGCCGTATGCGTGACCTTGGAGAAGAATACGGGGCAACTACTGGACGACCAAGACAATGTAACTGGCTGGACGTTACTCGCCTAATACGGGCAATCAAAGTAAATGATGTTACACACGTAGTCCTTAATAAAATGGACATCTTACGCCAACTTAATGCCTGGAAAGTCCTTATTGGAGGAGAAACAGTAAATCTTGGGAACGAAGACCAAGCGAGACTAGTTATTACTAGAGCGCTTGAACTTGGTGTTCCTCATGAGGTTAAAGTGTTCTTCTCAGATCAAAAAGATAAAATATAAGGAAGACAAATGGCTAAGACTAAAGGAAGTGGCAAAACTCTCACCTCCGTACCTAAAAAAACCCGCCAAGGAAACAGCAAGCACACCAAAACGGGTCACAAAGGAGGAGGAGCGAAAGGGTCAACCACATCTAAGTGTTACAAAAAAAAGTATCGTGGACAAGGAAGATAGATGGGCTTAAGAACAGTTGGCTTTGGAAATATCCTTGATGAGATAAAAAAAGCCGAGGACGACGTATGGGTTCCAAATTTTTCTACTGTCATTGAATGTGAAAAGTGCGAAACGAAACTTTATTATCATGACCTAATAGAGGGAAAAGAAGTCAAACCTACTTCTTGCGAATGCGGGGCTATTAAGATAGAGGCAGTCGCAGCTACTCTATGTCGCTACGACCATTTCCTTGGAGTGAAGCCGACCGGCGTTAAGCCGAAGATTTATGAAATACCATACGAAGAATACTTGAAAACAAAAGAATAAAACACAGAAGGGAAGATAAACATAATGGAAAGTGAAAAAGATTTATCTTCTGCCCTTAACAAACTTCAAAAAAAAATTGATAATATAAAAAAAACAGGAAATGCTTTCGTTACAGATTGGGAGTTGGTAGAAATGATAGAAGAAGTCATACAACTAATCAAATTAGACGAAAAAAGTTAGACTTCCTTTAGCCTTATAGTTCTTTAATTTTATAAAAATTTTCCCTTGTTTTTCGGAACATAAGGCTAAAGGACTTTCACTCATATTAAGTAGTGCGCTAAAAGCAAGCACGAGGAAAAATATCTTATGCGAGTTCACATTCCAGCGAAAAACGACAAATTATTGGACAAGGCTATTTCTGATCTATATCTCTTGAAAGAAGCTGTAGATCATGCAAAGCCCGAGGTCTTGAAGGAAAGAATAAATAATATCAGAAAAACTCTTTTAAAATTTAAAGAAAGCGATACTTAAGATAGGTAAGAATGAAAGTTACTATAATCATTTATGAGAACAATGGTGGAATGGATGTCTTTCCATGTAAAGACAAAAAAGTTGCTGACGGCTTGGTACTCGCCATCGTTCAAGACAAGAGAAAAGAAAAGAAAATCCCCAAGCAGTTGACTGATCAAGAAGCCCTAGAAAATTGGTCCAACCTAACTGACGAAAATATTTTTATTCAAGATGTAGATATCATTGAGTGAGGAGAGAGAGAATGACAAACAAAGTAGAGTTAGTCGCCCAGAAAATTACCGAGGCTACTTCTAACGCTGAAGTGTTAGAACTTTGGAGTGACTTTGGAAACAAAAATTCAACTGAAGAGATTGTTGAGTTGTATAAGAAGGTTGCAGAAAAAATCTTTAACGCTGTCAAAGAAGTGGTTGAATAAACCCAGACCGTGCTTATTATCTTATAGTAACAAAGCAATGGAGATAATAATGGACAACGCAAAAATCAAAGAAGCATTCAAATTCTTATCCAACCAAGAGTTAGTTGGGTGGGATAAAAACTTTGTTGAATCAGTGACTGAATGGTTTGAGCGTCATGATAAGCTGAGTGAGAAGCAGTATGCTATTCTTGCACGGATTATTGAAAAGTTCAGCCCAGAAAATCTTCAAGCAAAAGAAGAGTGGGCTATCAAATACCGAGATAGCCACTTGAAAGATGCCAAGATTATCGCCAAATATTATGAAGGAACAGGATACTTCACCGCGCTTGCGCGAGACATTTTGTATGAAGAAACATTCGTTCCAAGCAGGAAGCAGTGGAAAGCAATCGCTGAAAATAAATATGCTCAAAAAGTTCTCACCACCTATTACCAAGACCCTGCCTATGCGATAGGAGACATGGTGTCTTTTCGCCAAACTGACGAGATTAAGCGCTTCATGCGGCGAAACGATATTCCATTCAACGGAGCAGTTGTTTTGGAGTATCTTGACGAAGTAGTCAGTCATGCCAAAGGGGCAAAGCGACTCACAGTTCTTCCTGTTGGTTCTAATGAGCCGGTGCATACAGAAGAACGTCACCTTAAAAAGTTTAGGAAGAAGAAATGATAGACATATATGCAATACCAAATATGATTATGCATATTCCAAAAAAGATTAAAGAGTCGTATACAAAGATACGACCAATCAAAAGAACAGAAGATTATCTTGACGAGTTCAGTTCAAAATACAAAGACTGTAAAAATAATTTGATTAAAAAATATTTAAAGTATGAGTAATAAAGACCCCAAGTTTATGAACGTAGCGCATATTGTAAAAACAAACCGTGCTAACAATCATTACTATTTTGACCCTAAAACTGCGGCATACCTGCAATCTAAATACTATCAGCACGTTTTTCACTACTGCTATTTTATTTCATCCGAGATTTATCCGCACCACGATCCTGACGGCGAAGAACTCTACACCATCCGCCGCGCCGATGAGGAAGGCTCTGTAGTTTCAGTGGGACCTTTGGGGCGTTTTAAGACTCTTGATGAGGCGCTTCACAACATTGAAGAGATCATCAAAGACGATAAAAAAAACAGAGGTGTTGAATGAAGGATTTCTTGAGATATATTTTTCGAATTGGAGCAATTGCAATTGCTTTCATTCTTGTTTACCCTTTAATGTAGGAGATAAAATGAAACTGTACCTTTTAACACAGGACAGCAACCAAAGCGAAGGTAGCTTTGAATCTTGTGTAGTTGTCGCGGAGGACGAAGAAGGAGCCCGCAATGTACATCCCTTTGGAGATTGGGATCGCGTAGATGTCTGGACTTATAATCCTGAAGAAGTTACTGTAACTTATTTAGGAGAAGCGCGAGAAGACCTTGAAAAAGCAGGATTCGCGCTTAAAGTAAACAATGTAATATGCGGCTCATTCAGTTAAGGAGTTATCATGCAGCAAGGAAGCAAAGCCAACTATACCGGCAAGCAGTTTGAAGAAAGCGTACAGCTATGGTTAGAGTCAAGAGGAAAGCACCCTATCAAGCCTCCCAAGTACGAAGCTATCTGGGGCACTGGCAAGACTCGGAACCAAGCGGACAAGTGGCTTCAAGAAACAGACACACAGATTGAACTCAAGTATCAGGCTGTTCCCGGTACATGCGATCAGAAGCCATTTTCAGAATTGTGGAATGCTCATCGTAGAATTAAATGCAACCACTACATCTTGATTCTGGGAGGTCCTCATTGGGATAGTACCAGAGGAGACAGTATCTATAAAGAAGCTAAAGAGATGGCGTTGTCTTGAGCAAG